TCAAAAAAACAAGGCACTATTGGCAATTGCGGTTTCCTCTAAGTCGAATTCATCGCGATCTGGGTGCTTAGGTTCCTTTTTCTTTGTAGGTGTTTTTGTTTTCGCCATTTAAACCACTCCTTTTAAGAACGTTTGTTTGTATATATTATAGAACTAATGTTCTGTTTTTGGCAATAGGAAAAACATATTTCCAATTATTTAGTTACTTAGTTATATTTTTCAATATTAAATATGTACTAATGGAAACATTTTCATTAGAATATATTTGAAGGGAGTTGCGTATAATGGAAAAAGAAAAATTCACTGTATACTGCAATAATATTAATATTGGAATAACACGCTTTGATCTAACACTTGAACTGGGAAGTACAAACAAAGACGGACTGGAAGAAATTGGTTCAGTGATTTTAAGTCCTAATCACGCAAAGGTTTTGGCTCATATCTTACAAGAAAATGTAAGGGTTTATGAAAGCCTATTTGGGGAAATAATAGTCAAAGAACCTAGTCAAGAGGAGCTGCAAGGGGATGGGATTAAATTTGAACCATTCAAGTGACAATAATCCGATTCGCATTGAAAACGGTCGAATATTTACCACTACAAATCCGCAAGGTAATATGGTTTATTTAGATCAAGATACATTAAATGAACATATTGCTGGTGAAGATGGTCATCATCCTGAAAGAAGTTATTTACTTAATCCGGCAAATCTTGACGTAATTAAAAATGTAGTGAGTAACCCAACCTATATCATGAGTGACAACAGGTATAACAATAGGTATAATTATATTGACCTTGCTGCATTAGAAGGACATAACACTCTGAAAAACATTAAAGTTGTAACTGAAAAAACAGATGACAACAGCGAGAAAATTATTACAATTTTCCCAACAAAAAGAGTTAGTGAAAATTGTGAAGGGAGAATTATTTATGATAGACATAAGAAGTAACAATGAATATCCTAAATATTCTTATAACCCAGACACTGATCTTTTGCGAGTTTATACAAACTCATCTAACGCTAACTACTATGAAGAAGTATCTGATAATGTTTATTTTGATTTTGATGATGATACTGATGAATTTATCGGTTTAGTTATTTATGCATTTTCACATTGCAATCCCGATGAAATAATAAATGTTACAAAGGAAAAAATCGACTTAAGTAACATCCTTAATCAAATAAATGATGGTCGTTTTAAAAATTAAAAAAAGCCCAGGCTCAAATTAATTGAGTACCTGGGCTTTTTTGTTAGATGCTACGTTGAGAAATAATAATTTTCAAACCTTCAAAATCACCACTTGTCATAGTGCCACCATCGAATTTATCAAGCCAAGACTTATCAATCTTGCCTTTATCTACAGCCTGTTTAATGTAGTCACGGACTGCTGCTTTAGTTGTGGAATTTGTGAATTTCATAATGTCATCTTCCTTTTCATTTTGAATTGGTTTATTATCTTCCTTGATCAATTGCACTTTAACAGTACTACTTGTCGGCACAATTACTTGTCCTTCTAACTTGTATCCTTTTGGAATAGCCCAATTTGAAGGAATCTCGAAGTGTGGAGCATCATAATTTCCTGCCTGCCAGTAACCGCCCCATTCAATGCCTAGTTTTTTAGCAATTGACCCTATCTTCGCTAAAGTAGAAATATCATATAAATTTCTTGGTGGTGCCACGGCAATATCCCACGCTCTACGTGATGTATGGTTACTATTACGCGTCCATGTAACTACTTGTCCAGGTCTTGTTCGACCTTGCTCATACAAGTAGTTTTGGCGTGCTTGGCTACGGTATGTCTCTGTAATAAAAACAAAATCAATACCTGCCTTGAAGCACTCTTGAAAGAGTAGTCGGCATGCTGTTTGTGCTGCTGCTGTTAATTCGCTTAAGTCACGACATGTAGTAGTTACACTTGTCATTTTGCATCATCCTTCGGTTTTTTATATTTTAATGCTTGTTCACTATCACTGACATCGCTAGTGGTTGGATCAATGACAATACCTAACAAAATCAAAATGCTTAAAATGGTATTAAAAATAGCAGTGGCTTGTTCGCCAACTGCTTCAGGTAAACTGTATCCAAATGTTGCTGTTACTTGTTGAACAAGTAATAACAAAAATGCAAAAAGTGATATTAAGAATGGTTTATGTTTTAAACGTACTTTCCAGTTGATTTTCATCGTAATTCCTCCTAAAAGATATGTTTTTCCATACGGTCCATGCGGCCTTCAAGTGATGTTAAGCTTTTGCTTATTTCACGCATTGCATTGGCTTGTTCCCCTTGTGCTTCTGTTAATGTTTCTAAGTTTTTTAATAGTCGTTCTTCACGCTTATTGGAATTCCAAAATACATAAACGACCAAACAAATACACAAGATTGACCACACCACCTGTGAGTTTGCTATATGACTTGCTGCCGTTACTGCGGATACAATATCCATTCGATCACCTAACCTTTGCCCTTTTTTGTGTAAATAAAAAGCCATGAGAAGCATCGAGAATCAGCACAATGTACCGTTGCCCATCTCGATTGCTCTCACAGCATAATAAAAGCCATAAAAAATAACGCTAAGCCTAAGCTTGCGTTTCTGTTTGTGTAGCTGCTACCGGCAGCACACTATTTATGGTGTGTTTATTAATGATTGCTCCACCAATATTCACGAAGTTAATCTTTGGATCATTTAATGTTGCTGTGAATGCCGTTGCATCAAACTCCGCGTTTGTTAAGTTAATTGCTTGTCCATTGTTTAGTTGTACTTGATAATCCATAATATCATTCTCCTTTTATGTTAGTGCTACAGAACCTTTTGTTGAACCGTCAACTTGCACATATAATCTTCCGTTTGAATAAGAGATACCTATACCCGACGAATTAGCTCTTGCGACTCCTCGAACAGTTGCATATGAAAAATCTACAGTCCCATTAAAATCCGTAATGCCACCACCTGTTCCGATGGTTATATCTGCAGAACTCAAATTAATTTCTTGAGCATTTAATTCCATTCCATAACCAGAACTGTTGATACGGTTTGAGTTATTAAATACTAGTGACTTATATCCACTACTTTTACCTAAATATAAATTGTTCCCTACTGTAGCATCAGTGCTAATATCAATTGTGGCACCTTCTATCCTTCCAGCATAAATCGTACCTAAGTTACCACTTATATCAGAAAGAACACTTACAGCACCAACCAAACTGATTTTAGAAGCCTGAATCGTAATTGTTGTTGATGTTTGGTTAATCAGCGATGCTATTGTATTACCGTTGTAATCAGTATTACTTACCTTTTGAGTAATCTGGTATGCCTGTTGCGTAATGCTACTTTCCGCTGTTCCAAGTCTGGAATCGACATTTGATACTCGGGTTGTTATTTGTCCAACCTCAATAGACAAAGACGATACCTGCGTTTGAGTGCTATCAGCTTTACGTTCTACCCTAGAAACCTCTGCAGTTATGCTGTCGGCTCTGATGTTGATTTGAGCCACCTCGTTAGTAATACGATTGTTCACGCTAAGATTGATGTTGTCAGCTTTAATATCGATAGCTGCAATGCTTTTATCAATACGTTCCACTTCTAATCGAATGTTTGAGTCAGTTTGTGTTATGGCCGATCGATACTCTTTAATGGATTCGTTTAGGATCTCCTGTGTTTCGGTCAATTCGTCAGATAAAGTTTGAGGAATGGCATTACCAATGACAACTGCCACTGTCTTAAATTCATCCGTTTCCTCATCGATTACTTGAGTAACCTCTAGTATTCGTGTCTGCATTTCATAATCCCAAGGCTCGTAAATGAGCCAGATACGTTCTCCAAGTTGTTTATCCAGTAACTCTATCGAATCCAACTCGATAGATATTTCAGGCTGATCTTTTAACAACTTTCGCGCTTTATCCATCAAATTCTCTGAATCAGAAAAACGTTCGTCGCTCATATCATCAGCATCACGAATCCCCCATTTAGCAGCCTGTGGTGATGTGTATCGGACAACTAGATTATCTTTACCCTTGGCACTAATACGAGTTCTTAGATTGTCTGTGTTAACCGATTTAGACAGTTCAACAATGTTATCACCATATTGATAGATAAAATCGTTGTCTGGGCCAAGCATTTTGCTGAAATGGATGTTGCTGTTTGATGTTATTTCATATTCACATTCAAATGCTTCACAGATTTGATTCACCAATTTAACGATATTGTCATTACCAAAAGCCTCTATATAGCTATTTTCGTTAAAATCACTTGTGAAGGTCCAGTTTGTATTCCGCAATGCAAAAGTAGCGAATTCATTTAAGGTTTTATGACCGCCGTTGGTGCCCTCTTGCCTGTGCCAGATGTTATCAAAAAAGATATGTTGGGCCTTTACAGACTTCACATTCCCCCTCGATTTTCGTTGCATTTGTTTTATCCTGAATTGAAAACCTCCAGCCTCGATAATACTTTCCTCTGCAATCAGTTGAAATGAATGTGGGTTATCACGTTCACTTGCATCCAAGGTCAACTCAAATACACCATCGATGTTTTTTCGCACGATTGGCTTACCTTTGCATACTAAAGCCTCTGTTAAAGTACCTTCATAGTTAGTGATTGATAGCATCGCATCACCTTCTTTCGCAATAAAAATACGCTACTCATTTGAGTAGCGCTTACTGAACAATATGGAACAGTTATTTAGTCAAAACAGCAATCTCTCGTTCTGCAATTTCTAATGCAACATAATGCTGAAGATCTTCTGGTATAACATCTTCAACTGTACGTACTTCACCCATGACACTTGTAGCATAAGCTTTGACCAACCGTTTTTTCACTTCTGTTAATCCTTCAAGATGTTTTTCTTCCGTCATTGTACAACCCCCAAGTCAGTTAACATGGTTAACATTTTAATTTCTAATTCGGCATTGGCAACTTCTTCAGGTGTAGGTTTTAATGATTCAAGCAATTGTTTTGCTTCGCGTTCAGCCTTTTCTTCTTCGGTTTCACCCTCAACCCATTCAGTACCTGTCCATCTAGGTTTAAGTAAGCCGTTTGGCATATCTTGGGAAATCATTCCTGAAAATCTTGTATCTAACACTGCACCTTCATCATCCACTTCTGCCACGTACCGTTCTTTCACAAACCCCTTAGCGTCTAAGTCATATATGATTTTAAGCATTTCTATCACCTGCCAAAAAGGAACCTACTATAATACATGGAGCATTAACTACTCCATTTGTGTATGATGCTGTTCCGTCTGTATTAATTTTAAGAGTTCCTACAAGCAATGAATTATTTATGCCAGTAGCTGAATACACAGGTAATACTGTTCTTTGAGCTGGCCTATAGTTCACAGGTAAGACGAACGACACTAAAGTTCCTTGAGTCTCTCCTGATACAAAATGGACTAATCCGAACGGGTCTCTAGCTATTTGTAAGGTTGATATTAATTGCCCTTGAGTTAAAACTATATTAACTGTAGAACCTACCGAGTTACTGTACCCTTGTACCATAAATCTAATCCCGTTATAGACCAACATGTATACGTTATCTGTTTTCAATTCGTGACCGTAAATGAGAGATTCTTTTGAGTCACTCAAGTACTTCAACCCTAGATTGTTTATTTCTAATTGCGGAAAAGCAGTATTTTCCTTATGAAATTTTACTAAAATCGACATTCCTACTTTTAATTCAGTTATATCAGGCAAAGTTATATGATACTGATTGTTAACATCTCCCTCGGTAACAGAAAAAGGGATGTCTCCAACGGCACTTAAAGTTCCGTCAGGTGTAATAGATAAATTTTGACCTACCTTGATATGTCCTAACTTATCCGTAGATGCAACCTGTCCCAAATGTTCAGTAACGACTTGCTGATTGTTTGTTACAGTTTGCTGTAAATTTGCTATTTCTTGATTCACTTCTGTGAGATCAGCATCCTGTCCAGGAGGGCCTTGTTCACCTTGTGGTCCTTGAGGTCCAGTATCACCTTTTGGACCTTTAATGGTACCAACGTTGGTCCAATCATTTGTAGTATCTGACCACACATATAAGTCACCGTTAATTAAGTAAGCATCTCCTGGTTCGCCAAGGGGTGGTAAAGCACTTTCATCTGGAAGTGTTCCTAAAATCCTTACCCCTGTACCCTGCTCACCTTTCTCTCCTTTTTGAACAAACATCGCCCAATCAGCATTCGATAGTACAGGAAAAGAGGGTGGCTTAACACCTTTATTGTCACGTAAGGCCATATAACCGTTACCTTCTAAAGTGACGAAGTTGTTCTTTTTGTACTGTGTTTCTATGGACCATTCCTTTAGATTCACTAACCCTGTTACATTTGGTAAAACTACATTTATTGCATCAGTAGCTGTCTGTGCTGCTTGTGTCGCTTGATTTGCGTTACCTGTTGCTGTGTTTGCATCTTGAGTAGCTTGAACAACATCAATCTTTAATTGCGATAAGTTCGAAACCTCTTGGTTGGCGTTATCTGCTGCCTCTTGAGCGAGTACAGCTTTTTCATTAGCGTAGTTAGCTTTTTCTTCTGCAAGAAAAGCACTAGCATTCGCTAATTCTGTGGCTGTTGTAGCTAACGCTGTAGCTTCTTCCGTTGCTGTTTTAGCTGTTCTAGCTTCTTGTGCTGCAGTTAACGCTTGCTGAATGGAATCATTAAGGCGCTCTAATAATTCCCCGATGTTCTCACCTGTCAGCATATCAATTTGTTGCTGAAGGTTGTTGATCTTTTCAAGCATTTCCTCTCTCAAGTTATCGGTCAAACCATTGGCTTCACCGATTAAGGCTTCTAACAGCCCAAAATTATAGTTTAAATCGTCTCGGTATCCTTTATCCAAGGAAGCACCGATTTCACGCATACGTGCCATTGTTGCCCTCCTCACTTGTAATAAAATTTGAATTTAAACGATATTAGAAATTGAGTTGCGCCAGTAATTTGAATAGTGTTCCATCCAGGATTCAATACCAACACTTTACGATTTGTATCTTTGAAAATACTGCTACCGTTTTTAGTAAATCTAGTAGGTGTTTCAAGCTTAATAACGTCATTAGCCCCACTAGAACCGTTGTATTGCCATTGTGTATCGTTCGTGGTATTCCTGATACTTAGGTTAGCACTAGCACCCCGGAACTCTATTTCAAAGAGCATGTCTCGCAAGTTAGTTTTTAGTGGCACATCACCAGCATTGTAAACTTGAAAAGACGTTTCGTTTTGAAATACATATTTTAAAGTTGTTGGATCCACAGCGATTAATCCTTGCCCTGTTTGCCACGTCTCTTTATCAAAGGTACGCGCATCTAGGGTGGTACCCGAGGACTCAGCAAAAGGTAATTGATAGGTCTCAAATTCTATATCAACCTTTCCTATCAATCCATTCTGTTCAACCTCATTCATATTGGTACGAATCACTTTGTATCGTTTACCTTTTAATATCTCGATATTGGTTGGTAGTTGTGAATTTTCGCCCCATGTTTGCCCTGGCAATTCAAACTCATAAGTACTTGTCTTATAGGTAGGCCGTCCTTCGTAGATATAAAAAGGCTCCAAGTCGCTAAAAATTGAAAACAATTTATCGCGTCTTAGAGCAAAATCTAATTCATCTGAAGCTAAATACATAACAGACAAGATGATTACCCTTGAACCATGATTGACTGATTCTCGTATTACCCCTGGTCGTCCATCCACATCAATACTTGATGCTTTCTGTTCGATAGGTCTTATGATTAAATCCTGTGTGATATATCCCTCTTTAACAAGGGAGAGTGTAGCCCCTGTCATGTATTCGATTAATGTGTCCATTGACTACACCCCTTTACCTATAGTTGTTCTTCTTGATGAAACCCTGTTACTTTGGTTTCTATCAACGTATTCACTGATTACGTCTCCGTCTAATTCCACAACAAAATCCAGTTTGCTAATTAATGCAGCAATCTGTTTCAAGACTCCTATTTGATCTTGGCTTGATGTTAATTCGTAGCTGTTTAACAAATGTGAATCCATACCACCATTTAGAGCTGTAGACAACCCAATTGATGCTGCTGAAATTTCAGTTTGCATTATATCCGTTAGGCTTCTAACAGTATTTTCTAACATGCCTTTTGTGCTTGCTAGGCCTTGAATAATGCCCTGTCCAGAAAACACCCCTGATTTTTCGAGGACCCTTGAAGGAGATTTGATTTGCAACGCTTTACGAATCGTTTTATCGATTGTGTTTGCTATCTCATTGGCTTGTGCCTGTAAAGCTGGCACTTGGCTAGCTAGTCCATTACGTAAGCCCTCGATTGCATTAATACCAATCTCTTTCATGCTGCTGATCATTGGGTTAAATTCATTTTTTGTACCTTCACGAATTTGTTTGATTTGTTCAACCCATTCGGTTTGGTATTGCTCTAGCTTAGATTTTGTTTCTGTTTGGAGCTTTTCAATTTGATCTGTCATGTCTTTGCGTTGACCTGTTAACTCTAATTGAGCACGTTCTCTCGCAATCTGCGTTTTTTCTTTCCAAAGATTTTCGTACTCATTCAATTCACCAAGACTCAGCTTGTTTAGTGCCGCAATTTCAGCTTGAGCACTTGGTCCAATTGCTTGTAACTCTGCAATCAAGCCTTTGTCTACACCTTTAGCTGCTAACATTTGAAGATCATTTGCCCAGTCACGCATTGCGTCTACTTGGCCACGTAGGTTTTCAATCAGTTTAGAACCAAACACATCCGTTTTACGCTCAAATTCATCAAAGATACTGATCGCATTAGCAATCTCTTTAGCGCGAGCATCTTCGGCATCTTGATAAGCTTTTTGGAGCTCCTTGATACCATCAATTTCAGCCTGTTGCACATCTTTAATTTTGCTAATGTATTCCTCGTTTAAGGCCATTAGTCGGTCATGGATTGCTTGCTTTGTCTCAGCAATTTTATCCTCGTAGTAGATACGTTCTTCACTACCAACCTTATAGGCTTTAACATACTTTTCGTATGCTGCGAGCTCTTGAGTCAACGACATCAAGTTGTACTTTTTACGACGGTCAACGTAATCCTTTTCTTTGTTGAATTGTTCTGTCGTTAACTCGGCCATCGATTTGTTGTACTCGATCTGTGCTTTGATACGTTCCTCTGTACCTTCTTTAAACAAGCTAGTCGCATACTGCCAATAAGCAGCTTGTTCTTTTGTAGACCATTTCTCTAACCCTACCTGATGTTCTGCATACTCTTTTAATTTATCGTACTGTTCTTTTGCTGATTTGGAACGAATAGCATCAATCTTTTTAGCCTTTTCTTTTTCGATCTTTTCTAGTGCTGATTTTTCATCATCATGCAATTTCAGGATTTGGCGTTGTTGAGCAGCTGTTAGCTTTTTCTTTTTGTCATTAGCTTTAGCATTAATCTCAGCTATCTTGTTGTTCGACTTTTTAGTAGCCTCTGCTTTTTTCTTTGCATACTCTGCTTCAACCGTTTTGATTTCTTTTTTAATTTCACTTGTCTTGGATGCAAGAATCTTCTTAGCACTATCCATCATATTTGTCGTGGCTTGTACTGTTTGTTGGAAGTTCGGGATAGCTGCTTTAGACATTGCCTCAGCAGATTTCTTGATATAATCCATATTATTATAAATACCTGTTGCAACACCTGCTGGAATCCACTTTGCAACTTTGGCCATTTCCCTTGAAGGCGAATGAATCCCAAGCTTTTTACGTAACCACGCTGGCAATAGTTCAGCAAGTTCTGCAACTTTTGCTTTTACTTTACCAAACCAGTTGTTAATTCCTTTCACTAAACCAGCTACAATGTATTCACCAATCTTCACTAGACTAATACTTTCTAAAAATGATTTAGCCGCATTCCAACCATTAATAACAGCAGTTTTGACATTCCCCATCGCTGTTGAAACAATATTTTTAAAACCATTCCAAATGCTTGTAATCGTGGACTTAATACCATTAAGAATAGATGTAATTGAATTCTTTATTCCGTTCCAAATGCTTTTAACAACATTAGCTATGGCATTTAAAACACTTGAAATTACACTCTTAATACCATTCCAAACAGCACGTACAAGACCTGAAATACTTGTAAACATATTATCTAAAAATGAAGCGATCCCCCGCCAGATATTCATGAAAATTGATTTGATACCTGTAAGAATGGAATCAAAGAATGACTTTATCCCTTTCCATATAGCCTTAATTGATGCGCCCATTCCAGTGAAAATAGTGTCAACAGTATTTCTTATAGTAGCTAAAGTGTTAGTGAAAATGCCCTTAATCGCTGTCCAAATACCTTGGAAGAATGTTTTGGCTGTTGAACCAAAAGCTTTTAATGGACCAAGTAATTTACCTATAAAGTAAAGGTTAACAACACCCCAAACTGCTTGTAATGCTCCACTTAAAATTTGTTTAATACCATCCCAGACACCCTGCCAGTCACCTTTAAATAAAGCACTGAACGTTTTAATGATGCCTAAAATAATATTAATCGCACCTTGGATAACGTTTTTTATGGCCTCCCAAGTTGATACAATTAAAGCTTTAACGACCGGCCAAATAAACTGCATGATAGCTCCAATGGCTGACATAACGGTTGTAACTACGGTACCGATAGCATTCCAAATAGTAGATGCTGTTGACTTTATGCTTTCTTGATTTTCATTCCAAAATGTTGTGATCTGAGTCCATACAGACATTACTAAGTCTTTGATCGCAGTTACTGCAACTGATATACCTGTTTTAATTGCTGACCAAACAGCTTGAACTTGAGCTCGGAATTTATCGTTTGTTTGATATAAACGCACTAATATTGCAATGAACCCTACTATAGCTAAAATTACTAAGCCAACTGGGCTGGTCATCATGGCAAACGCTTTAACAATAGGCTTTCCGAAGTTTTTAATGGCACTTCCTATTTTCGCCATAGTTCCACTGAAATTAGTGAATAAACCAGTAACAAATGGTATTGCCTTGCCTATACCTCCTGTAATGGCAGGTCCTAATCCTTTAAAAAGTTCTCTAAAAGCAATAATGTTAGGGACAACTGCTAATAAAACGCCCCCAATTGAAATAAAACTAGCTAAAAGTACACCGATAACTCGGTTGCCTTCCATCCCTTCGTTAATAAACTCTAAGATTTTATTTACAATGTTCATTAGTCCTGCACCAACAGGAGCCATACCAATACCTAGATTCACTAATAGCTTTGTTATGTTGCCGATTAGTTGAAGCACACTAGGAGCAGTCTGCTGTACATAAGACAGGAATGTTTGGAATCCTTGGTTTTGAGATAAACTAGCTGACCACTCTTTAAAACGGGCCATCATATTTGCAAGACCTGACATCATATCGCTCGATGATCCACCAAATGCACTGAAGAAATAAACAATACCAGCAGTTGCATCTCGGAAGATTGCTCGAATCTTTGGCATGTTCGTATTCACGTAGTCCATGAAAGCTTGGAATTTCGAACTTCCCGAAAGTCCGTTCGACCATTCAGCAAAACGTGCTGTCATTTCTTCGAAGCCTTTAGCTGTTGATGCTGTTAATGGTGCAAAAGCAGTTAACATCGAGAATACACCTTGAAGGAGATTCCCCATTGAACGGGATACAGTTTTTAACATTGGTGCACCTGTTGTGTTCAAATAGTCTAAGAATTTTTGAATCGGTGGCGTACCAATAGCTTCATTAAGTTGTGTCATCAAGCTAGATACTGCTTGAGCACTGGATATAAACAATGGTCTTAACTTTGTTAGTAATGTGTTTGTAGCCTGCATTGCACTTGTAAAAGCATTTAACACTGGCTTTTCAGTTTCTTTTACAAGACCTTGATAGGTTGATTTCATGTTGTCAAAAGAATCTTTGGCATTCTTTTGAGCTGCATTTAACTGTGCGTTTTCGTCAAATAACTTTTTGATTGTTGGAATTGCAACTGCCGCAAAGGCCCCAGCTGCTACACCAGCACTTGCGAACGCCCCTGCTAAAGCAAAAGTAGACCCAGCTAATGTACCGATCATTGGACCAAGATTAGCAATAGCCACACCTATGTTAGCTATTAGTGGTGCAATCATCGGCAGAACGGCAATCAATGAGCCAGTTAGTGTGTGTTGCATTAATTCACCAAAGGCACGAATGTCTGTAGCAATACGTTGAATTTTTCTTTGGAAGTTCTCTATTCGTGCCTCTATTTTGACGACAACCCGATCTCGAATAAGTGCTGCTATACGTGCTCGGATTTCAGCCATACGACGATTAAATTGGCTAACGTCAGCACCGATATCAACACGTACATCATTTGCCGAAGTGCGAATCGTCTCACGAACTTGCCTCATACGGGCCATAAACTCTGTGATTCTAGCTCCAATTCTAGCTGTGAAGTTTCCGTTCATAGCGTTCTCCCTTCTATGGCTTCCAATTTTTTAATGCTGCCATTGCTTTTGCGTGTTGACGTTTCTTAATTTCTGGACTTACAACTTTTTGATTCATGGATTTTCTTACTTTATCTGCATCAAACAAGTCACTCTTTGGATTAATACGCTGCTTATTAGTTGCCACTCGATTAAACATGGCTGCATCAGCTAATGTTTGATAATGGTCAATACGTGCATCTTGAGCCCCTTCCAAGAATGCTCTAAACTCACTCGGTCGCCAAGAAAGAATTAACTCTGGATCGTAGACCTTTAGATATCTTGCTGCATCTCGGTAGATTTGTCGGATTTCACTAACTCGATCTGTTTGTTCCCTAATAATTCGGCTCTCGCTGCTTTCATCATTTCGATTCCCATCGCTGCTTGTTCTTTTTCTTCCTCGGATGCAATCTTGTCGAATAGCTCTAAGTTCTCCCAATATGTCTTGACAGCTCTTTTGAAAAAACCCGATTCATCAATTTCACGGAAAACTTCTTGGAATAATGGTTCTACATCACCATCTTTTTCGATTCGCTTTTCTAGCGCTGCTTCAATCTCAGCTCTGCTAGGCTGTTTTTCTAAATGAGCCAGTCCACACATCCAAAATGCGCGTAAAGCATTTAAATCATATTGCAGTAAACCTTGATAGATTTGGTTAAAGCCGCCCGGTCGGTTACCATGTGCATCTAAATCATTGAATTCTTTATCTGCCTTATTTTTAAAAGCAAAGGTAAACTTCGCTGTAAGAGTGTTTTCTCCAATTAATAGTTGAGCCATTTATAATCATCCTTTTCTGTTTGTTTTCAATAAAAAAAGAGAGCTAATTAGCCCTCTCGTTCGTTTATAAAGTTACCGTCACTGCTGTTGTCGCTGTAAATCCACCATCTACTGTTGTTGCTGTAATCGTAGCTGAACCCTCTCCAACGCCTGTTACAACGCCTAGAGCATCAACTCTTGCAACACTTTCATCACTTGATGTAAATGTCACTGATTTATTTGTAGCGTTTACTGGTACCACGTTAGCTACAATGTTATCCATTGAAGTTATTGCGACAGTTAATGTTGTTGGGTTTACTGACAAGCCAGTAACCGCAACTGGAGTTGTTGTTTCTTCACCATTGAACTCACCGGTCTTTTCGCCAGGGTTTTCGTAATCGTAATCCCCGAAGTTTAGCACATCGTCAGGCAGAGGGGGCATTTCACCTTTTTTAGTTGAATTTAATACCTGTAGAGTTGCTGAAATTTCTAAGAAACCATCTGTTGGAGCTGATTTTTCTAGCGACTCTACATAAGTATAGGCAAATATGGAATTGTGCTTACCATTTTTGTTTAGGTGTTTTTCAATTTCCCATACCTTTAGTTGAGTGCCCTTTTGAATGGCCTCTAATACTGCTGCTTGTCCAGGATCATCAGTACTACCATAAAAAGTTACATCAAGCGATTCTGATAACTGTCCAGGACCTAAGATACGTCCGAATTTCGTTTGTTCATCCGTTAACTCACGCTCATAAGAATGTGTATGTTCGGTTTGATCTCCAATTAAAAAACCTTCTGCGCCTAATGCGTTGTCAGTGGGTTGTACTAACAATAAGCTGTCTTTACCGTTTAAACGTGCCATTGTATCACTCCTAATTAATTTGTACTTTGTAGCGTACTGTAAGCACGCCATGTTTAAGCCCTACTTCTACATCATCAAACACTTGAGCCCCGTTCCTAGTAACATCTAATACTGTAAGACCATTAATAGAGTACCTACGTGTAATTAAAGCCTGTTGGCAAGCACTTAGGATCTCATAAAGAATTCTTTTTCCTGTTGATTCATCATTGTCTTTACGCCATGCATGAATTGTGAAGGTTACTTGTTCCCTATTACTGGTCTTTGTATCAAGTGGATTGCTATAAGGCTCCCCAATTGTTACGTATGGATAAGGTGTGTTTTCATCTGGTGTATCGTATACTTCAACACCTAGAGTCTGTAAATGTGGGCTTGCTTTTAACTTTTGATAAATCGCTGTCTGTATTTCGTAAAACGGAAGTAGAAAATAATTCATAACCCTAACCTCCGCATTTCTGTTTTAAAGTAATCACTACCAGCGTCAACAGCAGGACCCCAAAATGGTTGTGCCTTAATACCACTACTTGTCACCCAATGGCCTAATTTTTCGCTGTAATATACCCAAGGGATTTTCTTTGCTCGACTGCCTCCTGGACCTTCGGCATATATGCCAGTACCAAACTCTACGAAAATAGCGTATCCAACGCTAACAGTAACCTCCGCGTTATACTTTCCTAGCATTTTCATTTCGATAGAATCTTTAAGACTACTATCATCAACTGGAGCAAGTGCCTGCGCTTCTGTTTTTATTAGTCTAGCAGTCTCATACACAATGTCTGATACTTTATCCAGTAAGCCTTCTTCAAACCTTTGTGCAGCTCTCATTAATTGACGACCTGAATACGTAATCCTAGCCATTATTCAGTCACCAACTTTAATGCCACCCGTATTTTTTCATGTTGACCACCTTGATCTTCAGGACGTCCTGCAAACGCATAGATTTCACCTTCATAGCGAAGTCGCATATCTGACTTTAAATCTGTTCGATATGGGTAGTACATGTAACGTTCTAAAGAGTTACCCAGTTGTTGAGCATAATACTGCTCTTTACTTGTAGGCGTATCAACAAATACCTCCATAGTATCTACTGAGAACCAATCTGTTTTAAAGCCCCCAGCGCCATCAGACACCTTACGTTTCTGAACTACTTCAACTTCATGAGGAAATTCTTTCATGCTACCACCTCAACTTTTTATAAGGCTTCAACGGCTTATAAACTGTATCTGGTATCTCGTCAGAGAATGAATAAGCCACCGTTCCCATTGAACGACTAAGTAAGCCTAATTCGGTTGTTTCGAAGTACTTGCCTGCCTTTGCTATAAATAGCTTCATAGCACTTTGTTTCTGCCTGTCTGCGCCCTCTGTCATGTCAAATGTGTTATTGGTCCATGAACAGCCAATGTCGTAGAGAACAGGTGCTAATGCCGTGTAATGGTCTACAAGTTGTGTTGTAGTTTTATCGCCATTTAGAACAATAATTTCATTGATTTCATCACTTGTCGGTTTCCACATCTTCTTTCACCTTCTTAGGTGCTCGTTTTGCTTGAACCTTCGCCTTTTCTTCCTCTACCCCTTTTGCTTTAGCAAGCTCGCGTCTTCGCCTTTGGTAAGCTGTAGCACTCATTCCGTCACCCCTTTAAATAAAAATAAGAGGGAATGTCCCTCTTGAATTAACCTAATGTAATTAAAGCAACCATACGGATGTCTTTATCTTCATAGACTTTCGACCAGTTAGCTGCTAACTCTAATTCAGCATTTGTTGGTGCTGTTTTAGCAACAGAAGCGTTAGTGAACTTAATTCCGCGTGGGTGCAGTACGAAATGTTTACGGTTAATTAAAATATCTTCACCAGCTAATTTGTCACGATCTGTTTCTGTTGGCACTTCTGGCGAACCTTCTGCATAACCAATAGCGCCAGAGCCGAATAAATAAGTAGTGTATTTCGTAACACCATCTTTTGTTTCTGTTGGTACACCATCATCAATAATGATTCGCTTGCCTAAGTAAGCTTTATAAAGCACATTACCATTAGCATCGCGTACATCCTCAAGTAAGCCTTGTTTTACAAGGTTGAAGTACGGAACGCTATGCATAACTACGCCTGTTAAGACTTCATGTGCATCGCCTAACTTAGACATCGTATCGACAATAGATGCTCCAGAAATCTTCGCTGCATCTCCTGTGCCACCTGTAATATCGTTAACATGAGTAGAAGCAATAGCAGTGAATGACCCTTTTAAAGTTGAAATTAAAGCAGCTTGCATACGACGATTCCAGTAACCAGCTACTAAATCACCGATAGCTTTCATTGGATCATCGCCAGATAATGTACGAGATAAATCCGTTGCTGACCATGCTTTACCACGGAACAATTGAGTAGCCATATCTTGATCTGCTGTAATCTTATCAGGTGTTAAAGCCCAACCTGATGTATCTTCTAGTGACTCATCATCACCACTTAAATCATTCCAGAATGGCATGTTAAAATAGCGATTTCCTTTATTTAAGCCATTCTTCAATTCTGCTACAGGTGCAACAATACCCGATTGATAAAGTGCTGATAATTCATTTGTACGGTGTACCGTGTAAGGGTTAAATACCTCTGGTACGATGACATCTGCAATACGTGTTGTCATAAACTATTTCCTCCTACTGCCCTGCTAAGGCTTGTAATTGTTTTGCTTTCTCTGGTTCTTCACGGAACAAGCGACCCTGTTCTGTAAGGTTCCAATGTTCTTTACTAAATGGGTTTTTATCAGGTTTACCACCACCATCTGGATTTGGAGGTGTCTTACCTTTTAATCCATCAGGCGAGAATAAGTAATCATCAGATGCCTTTAATGCTGTTAGTTGTTCATCAAGACCTACAAGTTGACCATTTACTAACTTGATAGTTTCAACATTCAACAAAGCCTTTACAGCAGTCGGATTCTTCGCCTTCGCAGTACGTAGTGCTTCTGTTAACGCAAAGTCGTAATCCTTTTGTTGTAATTTGCCCTCATACTCCGTTTTTGCTTGTTCATTTTCTTGCTGTAAGCGCGTGATTTCAGCTTGTAATGCATCATTGCCTGCTGCTTTTGTTTCTAGGTCTTTTAATTGAGTATCACGATCAGCTAATTGCTTCTTGTAATCATTTACCTCAGCAATCTTGTCATCAAGACGTGATTTCGGAACCATTTGACCATAACCTTCAATTACTTTATCTGCTTGTTCCTCCGATAAACCTAATGCAATTAAATCTTCTTTTTTCACGTCTAGTTCCTCCTATTTCGTGTTTTACGTGCAACGGCACGGATAGGGTTAGAAACTTGTTCTTTAACGTCTACAAGCTCGAAAAAGACGAAAAACAGCAAAATAAAAAGCCACCTATTCAGTGACTAAATAAAATTTTATTATTCTGTTCAAAATATAACTTCTCTTTTTCTCTATACAATTCACAATACTTATCAAATTCTTCATCTGTTAAAGAATTAAGAGCCGAAATCTCGGTTATACCTTTAGGGCCGTGACTGTTTAACTCCTTTAGTAAACCAATATCAATGTTACGTTTAGCTAATTTAGCAATTTCAGTTTTCCATTGGTTAAATTCAATATTTGAAGCTTGAATAGTTGCTGTTTCTGAGCATTCGTTTATCATTTCAACTATGCTCTTTTCTTCCTCACCTGGCATTTTAAATTGGTATCTATCGCTAGAAGTAACCCGAAAAAACTTTGTTGCTTTTTCTACAATTTCGCATAATGCTAAGTCTGTTTCTTGCGGACTATTTGCAGAGAATACAATTCGTAAATCTAGATAAGAAAAGTCGTGATAATTTATTTCCGATTTGTTACTCTCTATGCCAATCATACTAACATGCTTTGAATCTGAAAAATCAGGCTTGGTTTCAGGCTCTTTAATAGTTAGTGCTTTGCGTGATGAGAGGACATCATTCAACTCTGCAATTTCGTCAATACTCCCTTCAAAGGTTTCATACAGTTCAACTGCACCAACTTTACTTGATCGCGAATACTCCATTTTCTACACCTCTCCACTGAACTTTTTCTTCCACTCTTCATAACTCATAAATGGAACCGTAACGCTTGGTGGCTTTACTTGTTTGTATGCTTTGTTAAAGGCTTGTCTATATGTCAAACCTAAATCAGACATATAAGCATCTATACGAGCAGCCAATTTCTTTTGGTACGTATCATCCATGTAATCCCTGCCACGTCTGTACTCTGGTAACTTGCCATTCACCATATAAATCGTATGACACCGACACTGTATATCCATCGAAGCAATACCCCATAACCTTGGCGCTTTAGATTTCCACTTGCCGTAATGGTAGTAGCCATCTTTATCAGCTTTCTGTCCATCTAGCTTTCTATGAGACTTGCGTACTCTAGTATCAAGGGATGACATCCATACCTTAGTTAGCCTCGCTGTTTTACTTGCCTGTTCCTCAATGGCTAAATCGACTTGTGATCTAACTCGACCACCTTCAGTACGAGCAACTAGGATAGCTTTCTTTCTCGTCCACCCCATAGCTTGTTCAATTCGTATAGCCATGTCTGTGTAGCTTTCACCAGCTTGTATGCTCTGTGCTATCTCGATGTTCAAACGCCTGATAATCTCGTTTCTATGAGCCTCAAATATCTTAGGCAAGGTTAGATACTCAACAGGATTAGTTAACGCTGCTTGTATCACCTCTGCAGATGGTATTTTAAAGCCCATTTCTTCACCTGTGGACTGTTGTAATAGATAAGCCATTAATAAGTATCTCTCGATGTAAAGACGCTCCTGTGACGCCTGTATAAGCTTAATAATCTCTTTGTAGTCAGCATTAAGTTGTTGAGCTATCAACTTCATCTCTTGGTTAAAGCGATTGTACTTATTAACGTCTGTCCAAGTAGCTTGGCCGTTCTTTCCAAACTTACGATGCATTTCTAACATTTGAGCGAGTATCGTCTTTAAACGTCGTGCGAAAACAACCTCGATATCATTCTCAGCATTTGACTCCAATCCATCTAAGATATGATTGATTTCCTGTTGATTCATGACTCATCAACTTCCTCTGGATTATCATCTTCATTCAATGGCTCTAATTCTCTACCATACAGCTTTTCATCTTGTTCTAATCGTTTAAGCTCTTGCTCCACATTTTTAACCCATGGATGATTCTCAAGAATAGTTGTTCTGGAGATGGTACCCATTGACTGTTGCGCCATTTCGATGATCTCTTTTTCATTAGTCAGAATAAGCTTATTGAATGTAAATGTAATGTCACGATAATCAAACTCACCTCGATTGGCTTGGTTACAATACTCACTGATAAACCACATAAACTCACGAAGTGCTAAAGAAAACTTGCGTTCCAAGATACTAGCTTTCATGTCTAACAATGAATACAAATTATCCAATGCAACTCCACTTGGAGCATTACCTATAATATCTGGCGAAGGATTAACACCTTGCCCAAACATAAAGATATTCTCTTTCAAAATGTCGCTTTGGGTTTTGTATGCCTCTACAGGCACATCGACAGTAATAGGCTTCACATCATGCCCTTCTCCTGCCTCTAAGTTTATTGCTTTGTATCGCCTCAAGTTAGTTACAAACTCACTTAAGCTTTCACCTTCATAACCAATAAGAGCTAAAATAACTGATTGCATATCATTTAGGGTATTTTGAGCATCACTTACCAGTTCGTCATAGGAATCAATCTCTGACTTGTAGAAATGTAAGTCGCTTAATCGTTCCTCGTTGTTTGCAAACTCGATAAATGGAACCTTACCCCATGATTTACTTTGTAATCCCTCAGCATCAGTAAAATGCGGTGCAGGATTGACCTCTGCTTTAGCATCGAAATGCACTTCACCGTCTATCATTTCGTAGAAAGTTACTGTTTCATCTGTCCAAAATTCCAACTTAATGACATTTTCCTCTAACTGATAAAAACGGATTGCGGCAATCAGTAATTTCCGTCTGCTGTAATCGTAAATAGGTATTAATTGTTCAGCTGGAATAACCATATAATCAAAATCTCCATCCTCATTTACAAACGGATGAAGCCACTCTAACCCTTTGTTAGAAGCACCTTTGATTAGTTCGGGAATAGTATCTTCCCAACGTTCACCAATGATTTCAGTTAGCAATTCTAAATATTTATGGTTATCTGAACGACTGCCAAACACCATTGGCTCACCAACTAGGTAAGCAGTCTTTTGATCAACTAGAATCTTGTGGAATCCAGATGCAATTTTTTTGTTTGTTGCTTCGCTATCAACTGTTTTTACATCATTTTCATACTTGAATATTGTCCTTTTAGTGATTTTAGAATCACCATTGTAGTAACGGACGCCCTCAACCATTTTAGTTGTATCAAAGTTATCGTAAAGCTCTTTAATTTCATCTGTAGTTTTGGGAGCATTGTTGTTGATATGCTCATTTAACTCTTCAGTATGAGTTTTACCGAACATCATTTCACCTTCTTCTATTTCAAAATTGTCATACCTTTCTTGTTCTTCATATCATCTTCAAATGCATAACGTGTTGCATCAATTGCATGGTTATTTTTATCCTCTAAACGAGGTAATGGATCTCCGTTTTTATCAGTAGCATAGTCGATGTTTTCGAACTCTTTCGCAATATTTGGTGTACGTAAAGGATCAATAACTATGGCATCTAAATCGCCAAGCCATTCCTCTCCATACTCCACGCTATCTGGACCTTTTTTAACGGGTTTAATCTTCTTAATACCATGTTCATTTTTTAATTCATCATTGCTCTTTGGCTCTGCACTTTCCGCACGTATCAAATCTGATTGATAGTCTTTTTCATGGAGCCATTTGGCTAATCGTCTATTACTTACTTTGTGGTCATACAGTTCATCGATAGCATAGATAGTATTTCGTTTTTTATCATAATGCCATCGAACAAATGCTAGTGGATCTGGTCCATAACCATAATCCAAGCCATTTCGAATATTATCGAACGAAGCAACCATTTCATCGGTGATAATACCTTTTTTAATCTGTAAGTTATCGAATGGTACAACACCACTGCCAATTGCTTCACCAAGGTATTCCCAACGGTATTTTAATGGCTTATTTTTCTTTACATTTTCTGCTTCTTCTATAAACTTTTTCGAAAGAAAAGGATTACCTAAATAAGTCGAATGATGTACGTAAGTATTGGCATCAATCATCGAACTCTCATATTTCTTATTCACCCACGATTGCTTACGTTTCGGTGGATTGTAGGAATAATAAAAAGAGTAGTCAAAAGGGTACGCTTGCTGTCTGTCAGCTTGCGAGAATATCTTCCCTTCCAACTCCTCACGTAGGATCGAGTTTTCAATTGTAGTTACTTCATCTTCTGACTTAAACTCTGCTAATTCCTCGAACCATACGATGGCTAATGGGAAATCAGCATCTTTGATAGATTTAATTTTCTCTGGATCATCGGCACCAGCAAAATAAATCTTGTTTCCTCTGCCTAAGTAAGTGATCTCTAGTTTCGAATCTACAAAACGGAATTGATCACGTACTCCCATTATATTTGCGGCAGCTTTAAAGTTAGCGTACACGGACTTTAAGATGGTGTTCTGCACTTTCCTGATGCCAAGTGCTGACACCGGATATTCCATGATGTCTAACAGGATACGCATAGGAATGTGAAACGATTTTCCAGAACCACGTCCACCTTTAAGTACATACCGTAAATGTACCTTTGCTCTAGATGCTCGCCAAAACGGTTTGAACTGTTCTGTAATGATACTAGCTAAGCTGATACGTTGTTCTGCCATTACACATCATCCACAATAACCACTTTAGTTTCACCATTCGTTTCCACCTTATCAACCCACATTCGATAACGCTTACCAAGTAATTCAGCAGCCTTAATACGCTCGGCAGTAGTTGGAGGCATATCTTCATCAATTGTTTGAGCACCTTCACCAATGCCTCGTAATGTCGCAGAAGTTGTCTCACCCCTTGCAATAGCAGTTAGTAGCTCTAATATTTCTTGTTGATCTGCTACCTTCTTAGACTTCAATTCCTCCATGCGACTGTCTATATAAGATTTCACGCTAACATTTGTTAACATGCGACTTCCTGCTGCTCTCGCTGTCGCTTCCTTCTTAACGTTCGGATATGCCTTTAAATAAGCTTCTGTGGCATTCCCTAACTCAATATAATAATCTGCAAAAGTTTGTTGCTTCACTGTTAGTTTACGTTCAATCAATGGCATCACCCCATTATGCTAGTTGCTTTGTAAAATAAAAAAACGCAACTATTAATTAGTTGCGAAAAGTGCATTCTCTATAGCTAATTTTGTTCTTTCTAGGTGACTTAAACCCTCTTTAATACTTTTTAAAATATCATTATTACTCGTTCTAACACCCTTAGAAATAGTTATGATACCTTCTTTTCGATCAACACCTGATGAAAGATTAGAAGGATTATTATTATGGGTAAAGTCGTTTCTCAAAGCGCTAATTTGGAAATATTCTACATCGCCAATTGCACGCTTTAACTCATCATACAAATCAAGATTCTCTTCTTTTAATGATGTCATTACATCTTGGTTAAATCTTGGTCCTGGGACTTTATTAAATTGATATTTTGTATTGATAACATGCATAAGTAAATCATACGCACCTAAAATTCTTTGAGTAAGTGACCCAGCATAGTACGAAAACCAATACTGTATCCCTAAATTATTTCTATCAAAATCATCATAATTTTGCTTATCATCTTCAAAATAATAAAGCATGGTTTGTACATAATTTACAGATATGTCGAAAATTTTATTGTTATACTCAGTCATCCAATGATGAACTTCTGCTTCACCATTAAAAAGCTCCATTCCAACAAAATGGTTCCTCAAGTTATCAAACACTAATTTCGGATATAGTTCATCAAATTCTACACTATATCTATCATATACTTCACCAGACATATCCTTAATATGTTCTAAAATGTCCATTTCCATCACCTCAAACCAATCATAAACCAGAAGATGAAATATATGTAATAACTTTTTGCTCTCAAAACCACACCAAACTCCGCCCTATCGGTTACTAGTACATGCCAGCGCTCCTTGGTATCTAATGTTCCTGAGATACTTGGTCACCCGTAAACCAGACCTTTTTATTTGAATGGCTGTTTGATGCAGTTTTCAAAGCAAAAGAAAGAGCCCTGTGAAGGGCTAGACTGTACCAACAATACGAATGCCTTTAGCATGCTTGTGCTCTAAGTTTTCGTCGTATGTTGCTTTGTAATAGGCTAATTTATTTTTAATATTAGTTGGTGGATTAATAATTAATTCTGGTTGTTCGAATCCTGGCATATCAACGAACAATTCAATTGGTTGATCATTATCTAATCGTGCATTGGCATACTGTTCTAATTCTTGCATATTGTTTAATTTCATTCTTCCTCATCCCTTCAAATGAATAATAAAAAGCCTCCATCCGAAGATGAAAGCTTTGATATTGTGGTAAATTGTCGAGTGCTCTTTTCCGACTCGTGGCAGAGCGTACCACGTTATTTTGTAACAAATTGTGTTCTAGTTTTATAGTGCATTTCCGTGCACTTTGTAGCTATAGTAAGTTTGTTTAGTAAGTTTGACTGAATTAAATGGAAAGTGGACGAAGTTCACATATAAACCACTCCTTCAGTTTTATTAGCCTTTTATATTATTAAGATACCTAATCTCTTAAAAAATATGGGCCGGCCGTGTATGTCATGCTCCGAACTAATTTGCTCGGCGCAGGTCGGTCGTCGGTCTGTCTTTCCCTAATATTTAGGTTTTGATAAATACCAAGGGAGGAAAACCTTACCGCACCATCCTGCCTCCCAGTTTACATTATTATTTTTAGCTCACCTAATGTTGAAAGTATGGCAACTTTGGCAAGTTTGGAAAATGTGCCATATTTTTTGTGTGCATCAAAGAGTATACTTTCTGCCCCTTGCTTTATTTAGGCAAAGGGGGTGTTAGGGATGAGTAGAAAACCCAATAAGGATACTAAAAATGAGCATCAAAATAAAGATTCGAAAATCGATGCTAAATTAGTATTTCTGTTATTACGTATTTTAGTTATGTTGAGTGAACTCTTCTAGTTAAGTTTAGTTTAATACGTACACCATTAATAAAATGTGGTGTACGTATTATCTCTATCCAATCATTTGCTCTACAATACCGTCTTTGATGTTCTGAATATGTGTGTGGCTTAATCCCATATTTGTAGCTATCCATCTTTTTGATTTTCCGTCTAACATCCAGTTAAGCACTTGCACCTCTCTGTCACCAGTTACTTTTTCAAGAAGCTTCTGAACCTCTAATAGCTTTCTCTCATACTCTGCAACACGTTTTATATTTTTCGAACGTCTAATAGCTTCCTGCATAATCGGATCACCTACACCGCCTGCTGCTTTTGGTAGTGTAGCCTCAATTCCATACTGTGCCGTTTTTGCCCCTATAACCATTTCTGCTCGCATTTCTTTGATGGCGTTAACCATCCAGTGGTAGTCTGTAATCATTGAATCTAAAGCATCTGGTGTAATCGTTAGTGTTCTTTCTTTTAACATAGGTTTGCCCTCCTAAGTTGTGATATACTACTTTTACTAGATTGTCTTAAAAGGGCATAAACCAATTCAAGCTGTAGCGTGTGCAAACGCTGCGGCTTTTTTATTGTTACATTTCGGAATTAAATGTTGTATGATTCACCTAAAGGAAGGTGATTTTCTTGGCAACATATAAGCAAATTCAAGATCATATTAAAGAGAAGTATGGCTATACTGCTAAAACATGTTGGATTGCTCACATGAAGGAGATTTCCGGTTTAAAACCTAAAATGTCAGCAAGAAGGTATTCTCATGAATCACGTGTTCACCCTTGTCCTGAATCGAAGCAAAATGATATTAGAGAGACCTTTAAATACTTCAACATGATTTAGGTAACATTGTTTTTGATAAAGGCACTTTTGTTGCCTTCCTTTTCTCTATATCCTCATATTGTGCAGTAGTAATTTAACTTTTTTATGAACCTATCATAAATGGCGTTATAGTAATCCTTTAATCCTTCGATTGCTTTATCTTCATCAGTCATATAGCTATCATATTTCTCTCTGGAGATTTCTTTTTTTTTCTTCTAAAGACCTTTGTTCAAAATGTTTAATTAACGCTTTATACTGCTCCTCTGTAAAGCCTAAAAACGTCCAATCTCTAACTTCTTCAACACCATCAATAATATTGGAATACCAAATTTCATCCTCTGAAAATCTACCACTACGAATATCTTCTTTTAAACATTCCATAGTATCCGTAGTGTACCGAAAATGCTTCATTACATATTGCGGAACTTTCAAAGACTTTCACCATCCTTGCTGAACAATATCTTTCTAGTGTTTAACCTAATTCATGAATTAGTTCCAGTTGTACTTTACTTAATCGTTTTTCAGCAATTTTTATATACTCTGGATTGAGTTCGATTCCGATAAAATTACGGCCATGTTTTAATGCAACCAATCCTGTTGTTCCTGAACCAAAGAATGGGTCTAATACAACGCCATCTAACGGACACCCTGCTAGAATACACGGTTCAATTAAATCCTCTGGATAAACTGCAAAATGAGCTTCCTTTAACGGTTTTGTTGAAACTGTCCAAACTGAACGCTTGTTACGTTTATCTCGAATTGCTCTAAAAGCCTCGCTACCATACTTGCCATCAAATGAACCTCTAGGTTTATCTGTACGCCTTGCTTTTTGTGGTTGTCCGAACGCACCTTGAGAACCTCTAACATCTAAAGTGCCATATACAGCTGGTTCCTTTATTGCTTCATGATCGTAATAATACTTAGGCTGCTTGCTTAATAGAAAAATATATTCATGTGATTTAGTTGGCCGATCAGTAACACTTTCAGGCATTGGATTAGGCTTACTCCATACGATGTCCTGTCGCAAGTACCATCCGTCTGCTTGCAATGCAAAGGCAACACGCCAAGGCAACCCTATTAAATCTTTTGGCTTTAACCCGTCAATGTTTTTTGATAATTTAACAATCCCATCAAACTGCCCTTTACTTTGCATATGATTCTTACCTGGATTACCTTTTCCATCTGCATTACGTCCTTTTCCACTACCCGCGTATGCATCACCAAGATTTAGCCAAACCGTACCATCAACTTTCAGGATCCGTTTAATTTCTCGAAATACGTCTACTAGAGCTGATACATATTCTTCTACTGAATTTTCAAGACCTATTTGTCCATCTACACCATAGTCACGCAGCCCCCAATATGGAGGACTTGTGACCACTGTATTTACAGTTTCACTAGGAAGTGTCTTTAGCACTTCAAGACAATGTCCATGATAGATTTTATTAAGCTCCAACTTTGCACCCCCTTACTGCACATTTTCTTTCAACTAACCACTTTCCTCTTCCCTAACAACCCACCAGCTCTTGGCCCAATCCTTCCAGCCATTTCAAGGTCCATAGCAATCAAAGCCACGCTCACCTTACTTGCATTAAGCTTCTGAGCTATTTCGTTAATTGGATATCCTTGATTCCACATATCTACGAAGGTTCCGATCTGTTGTATGGTGAAATCAAACTTAACCGATTCATGAACCTCACCAGTGAATAAGATGTATCGATTCTCTACTTTTGGTGCCATTCAATCGTCACCTCTGCTCTTGGATTATCCGAATACCACTTACGAGCAACCAACTCTGTTACTTGGCTATCATCATGCCATATAACCTTGCTTAAGCCGTCTTTAATGCCCTTTGCTAAGTTGTCGATGTCTGGCTTGGTTGTTGGTCTTAAAATGCCATCTACAGCTTGCTGATGCTTTTTATTGCTGTATGATTTAGGTATCTTACGGTACACATCAATGCTCAATCTTATTTCCTCGGTAATAAGCGTCTCTGGTGCTACCTGTGAAGCTACCAATCTCACGAATGATTTGTAGTCTTTAGATTCTTTCGGATCAAATGTGCCATTTCGTGTCACTCGTGGTCTTTGTTGCGCTTGTACATCACCTGGTATTTCAATTTTGAGTACGTTCATATTTGCCCTCCTATTCACACAAACCATATTGGCTTGAACACATAGGTACTTCCTCCATCAACTTCAAAAGGTCGTATTGTGCTCCGCCATAAGTTGTTTTTGACCATTCAACTACGTCATGGATTCCGTGTCCTCTGTGATCACTTGTAAAGAAAGTTGCTGATCCACGCTTAGATGCTTTTGAAACAATCTCTTCCCAGCGTGCCACCCTCTCAATTTCTTCAGGGAATCGTCTAGCAATCTCGTACAATTCTTCTTTTTTACTATTGATACATGGCATACAACCAACTCGTCCCATACCTTGTTTATACAGTGGATTCGGCTTAATACCATGCTTATCATGCTGCTTAAAAACGTCATAGACATCCCAATTGAGTATTGGCCGATAGATTGTATAACCTTCTGGCGTTTCCTCTGTCTCGGCCATTTTAGATCGACTCAAACTTTCATTTGCTCTAATTCCTTGCCAACTTACAACGTGATTTCCTGCTTCAAAAATCGGTACATACACTTGGTCAAACATTGGCCTTACTTTTAGTTCAACTGTGCAAAATCTCGCCATTGTTGAAGGGAAACGACCTTTCCACATACATAAATCCAAAAATGGATTACCTGTAGGATGTAACACCTCTAACGCTTGCTTGATAATCGTTTCTGATACGCCTTCTTTTCGCCATTTAGTGTCTACTACTTCACGTTTCCGTAGGATCTGCTGGCTAAAGTCAGGCTTAATTCTTGTAATAGGCCCTAGCTCTTTTTCAAGATAATCAATATATTTATAGGTTTCAGGATGTTCATGTCCTACATCCGAAAATACTACTTTAAGGTTTGGTGTATCTCGTTCGAGTGCAAGGAGCCACATTGCTGTACTGTCTTTGCCACCACTGATTGAAATTACATTTATATCTTTCATCTTTTCACATCCTTGTTAGCACTCTTACAAATCTGCTGATAAAACAACCTAATGCCGTTCTACCAGCAGCGTGTATATTTAAGCTGTTTTACTTTCCATCACTTCATCAATAGTAATTTGATTCTTTTTAAACTCAGCCTCAGCTAGTTCAGCCTCATGTTTTTTCTTACATGTTGGTCCCATACCTACATCGATTGACTTCTGAGACTTTAGCTGCCGATTGCAACGTTCACAAAGTTTCATCAATATCCACTCTCCTGTCTAGCGTGATTGACCTTATTCTTAGCGTAGTAAGCTTCTTCGACTTGCTCCCATGTGAAGCCAAGCATTTCACCTAACCCGACAAACATCTGCCATGTTTGTTTGTACTGTCCAACTGCCTCATCAGCATAAGCAAACTCACATTCCAAAACACAATCAGATAAATGACCAATTTGATTAAATAGATACACGAATTGTGTTGTAACATTGTGGTGTTTGATAACTCCACCAAAATCATTCGTTAATTCAAGTCGTACTGGTACAGTAAATGTTTCACCTAAATGGCTGTAAGTGAAATCCTCTAAACCTATACTTAAAATGAAATGCAAGCAGTCAACGTATTCTTCAAGGAGTGGATTTTTAATTCGAAAGGCATTCAATTCAAGATTTCCGGCTACCATCCTTGGATCATTTTTTGATTCCACACATTTCCCGATGCCATTGATCCATGTATATAATTTTGTACGGGGCTCCTGGTCCTTACTCCACTTCTTAAACCCACGCCATTCATTAGCGCATTCACCGAGTTCAACCTGTAGAGCTAACAACTTCCAATCAAGATTGTTCTGCCCTCGTAGTTCTGGATGCTCCTGCATGATGTGCTCGTCCAATGCTGCTTGTGTTTCAAATAGTTTAGTTAAGTTCATTGTTCTTTGCCCCTTTTCCGAATTTCATTAAGACTTGATATGGCCTTGCCTCATATTCAAAGAATTTAATTTCACTGATTGGATACCAATGGTTCTTTGCTTCTGCTTTGATTTGTTTTTCGAGCTTTTCTCGCGTCTTAGCTCCAATGATTTTTTTCGTAGGTCGTTTTGTTATCATCAGTAATCGCTCCTTACGTCAGAATGGAAGATCATCTTCTGATACTTCTGGTGCCTTTGAATTTGCAAACGGATCTTCATTCCCATTCATATAACTCGGCTGATTATTGCCGTAATTCTGCCCCTGTGAACTGCCTTGATACTGTCCACCTGTATTTGTACTAGATTCGTAGTTTGACACGCCCTGTGAGCCTCCTGTGCTGTTTTTTGGCTCTAAGAATTGGATGCTGTCTGCTACAACATCTGTCGTATAGACTTTTCCGTTTTGCCCTTCATAACTGCCTGTTTGGATTCGCCCTTCCAAACCTATTAGACCGCCTTTTCGGATGTAGTTTGCTAGATTCTCGGCCTGTTTTCTCCAAGCAACACATGAAATAAAGTCTGCCTGCTGCTCACCTTCATTTTTGAATGGTCGATTGACTGCCACTCGAAACTTACAAGAGGCGATGCCTGAAGGTGTATACCGTAATTCTGGATCAGCAACCAATCTTCCAACAATGACAGTACGGTTGATCACGCTATGTCCTCCCTAATGATGAATTTTTCACCATCAAACCAGTTTGCATAATCCCAAACGAACATCCCTAAATCTATAAATGGTTCATCATCATACGGCTTAAATGTGTCGATTTCATCATCTGAATAGCCTAATGAACGAATCTTCTCGCGATTTTCATCGTTATCTTCAACATTTACGTATAGCATTGTTTCACCGTCTGAATTAGCTTCATCTATTTCAATTGAGTTAATAATTTCAAGTGCCTTTTGTTTATCTAATGTACTCATGCAGCCATCGCCCCTTCCATTTTCATGATGAGATAATCCGTAGCCTCGTTAGCATCTTTCAGCCCCACAAAAGCTCTCAATTGCTCCAAACGGTTATATGCCATAGTTTCGTTGTGCTTGCCTCCAAAGCGCTGGTACTGCCCTAAATACAGGATGATTTGATCGATTAGAAATTGTTCATTCATGAGCTTCACCACCTAAAGCTTCTTGAGCAATTTTGTAAGCAGGAGTTTCCCAACCTTCCATGATAGGCGCTTCAACTTCCATGACTTTTTCTAGTGCTTCGCGAAGTCTTTTATTCGTCTCGCGCAATTTAAGAATCTCGGATACTTTCACATTATTTTTTTCCTTGTAATTCTCAAATTGTTCTTGTATTTCTTTGAGCTTTGCGTTTTTTACAGGACGCTTGTATAATGTTTTCTTTGCCATCCCTTCACCCTCCATCAAGGGGCAGTTGCCCCTCACTTATTTTCAAATACCTTACGTAATCGGTAATTCACTTTCATATCCTTTGGAATCGTTACTGTAAAATCCTGTGCCATTTCAAACAGCCTGCTTGTTAATGCCTCGTCGATATAAAGCATGTCATCTAGTGACAATTCGCTTGATACAAGTAATGGCTTGTTGTTTAAGTAGCGATAATTGACCACTTCAAAGATAGACTCTGCTTGCCAAGGCTTCACATCAACCTTTCCACCAATTGGCTTGAACAGATCATCAATGAACAAGACATCAATTTCCTTCATACGGTCCATGATTTCGTTTTTACGTTCAAAGTTGTTAGCAGCCAGATTGTTCATTCCATCCTTGTAAGGGAAATAGAGAACAGGCACTTGCCTTGTATGAATCAGATAATTAGAGATGGCTGTTAACAAATGCGTTTTGCCACAACCAGGTTGTCCAATTAACATGATGCTGTTTTGTCGGTAGCCTTTAATCTGATCAAATGCTGCATAGTACTGATTGGCCTTACTTTTCATTTCAGCAACCTTTGGATGTACACCCTCGGTCGAGAAGTTTTTAAAACTCATTTTCTGAAACTCTTCCGTAATTTCACTAGATTTGATCAAGCGATTAAGTTGACGCAATTTAGCGCATTCGCATTTTTGCCATTCTTCAGTGTCGTACTGCAAAATAACTTCTGTTCCATTTTGTAATAGCGTTGTTTCTCCAGCTTTCTTACGAACCATATAACCACCTTCGTCCTTACATTTAGGACAGTTGTAATTAGGTTCCTCAACTACTGTAGTCTCCGAACACAATTGGCTTCGTGCTCGTAGTTCCTCCAGTACTGCTGCCATTCTGTCGCCCATTCTTTCCATCAATCTTCACCTGCCAATCCGCGTATGAATTAACTCCTTTTTCTAAGGACCAGTTACGAAGTATCCCTTCGATGTATTCGACACTTGATTTACCTAAATCAGCAGTTAGCTTAATCGCCTCGACAATAAGTAAGTGGTCAGGATATAAATCAAGAAGCTTGTCCATCTTTCGATGATCCGTAAAGTTACTGATTCGGATTGTTGAATCAAAACAATTTTTAATCTCCAAGAACGGATTGACCGACTGACTCTCTTCTCTCTCTTTCAGTACTTGGTTATTATCAGTATTTGGTTTATTCAATACTTGGTTATTATCAGTACTTAGTAGTGTTCGATTTTCTACTTCTTGAAAACCTACTTCTTGGTTTTCTACTTCTTGCTTTTCTACTTCTTGAAAATCGGTAAGTAGAGAATTTATAGGTACTTCATGAACGATCGTTTCCCATTCTTTAATTCTTTGCCCTTCACGAATAGGTTTCCGTTCGATGTAGCCACATGTCTTTAATTCGTTGAAACCAGCTCTGAATGATGCCTTGCCATCTGTTGAATGTGTCATTAACTCGTCCATATAAAACACCCAATCATCTGGCATTGAAAGCATGTATGCCATTATGCCTTTAGCTTTCCAAGATAGCCGGTTATCGTTCAATGCCGTTCGATTCATCACTACATAGTTGCTGTTCTTAGCTACTCGGATGATGCCCATTTGCCCTCACCTCTCCTAAAATGGCAGTGGTGTGCCATCTATAAATAAATCACTAACCTTTTTATTGTGAATCACAGATTCTACTGCTAGAGATTGAAGCTCTTTATAAGTCGCATTATTGATTTCTTGAATAAATTTAAAAGCTGTATTTGTATCAAGTTGTTGATTAGCTTTTCGAACGATAATTTCACTAATGATTTCTTTTCGAATTAGTTCGAGTTTTAATTTCAAGGATTTGTTCATACTTCAACCCTCCATATTTTCAATATTCAAATTTTTAATCACAGACATATTCACAAAATCCACAAGAAATAGAATTTAACATCACTAGGATTACGTTTTCGTTTCTCAATGACCTCGAAAATCACCTCTGTTGCATTCTCCTTAAATGGCATTGATGGTATTTCTGGAACCTCACTAGGTTTAACCTCATGACCATGTTGTGAGTATGGTGTGTCTGTTGCTAAGAATTGTTGACTAATGCTATTTCCTGTAAGCATTACAGCATCTTTCGAGTGGATTGAAACGTGTCTATACTTCCCACTCTGTTCAAGTTCCGATTTCTTTTGTTCGATGAATTGTTGTAGTTGAATACCCATACATTTGTCCCTCCACGCTTTTTAAATTAGACCCCTATAAACCTTTAACTTCTGAATAAGCTCATAGCATTGTTCTTCATCAAACATCCCGATATGAGCCTTCTCAGGTGGTAAATTCATTAACTCTTGCATTACCTTATACGCCTTGCTCCTGCCCATTTTTCGATACTTGCCTTTCCACAGTGGATCAAACATTGAATGAGCCGTTTTCCTCATCGACCGTAATCGTTTATTTGCTAATGTGCCTAGTGGTGTTTTCCCTTTACCATGAGTACCTACATAAGCATCACATGGTCTACACACGTACATATTCACACCATAATCATGGCCGTAAAATTCTTTGCTAGACATAAACTCAGCCTCGTTACCACAGTAGTCACAAATCATTTCTAATCCTCCTATAACAACCTCTGATCACGTTCGCAAACCGCAAAACTACCACTCACTTTGACAATTCGGTAGTTTGGGTAACGACTCATGTAATCCAGCACCAAACGCCTGATTTCATCGTTATCCTTCGCCTGTTGGAATATCCAAGCAGGCAGAAGGACTTTGTTTGGTACATTATTCATTCAACTGCACCACCTAATCTAGTAGATATTCAATTTCAAATGTGCCACTAAGTTTCTTGGTCCCTCGGCAAAATTCGCACTTGTCGCATCGATGTGCATTTTTACGCCCTAACTTTGCATCTATGATGCTTGGTAGCATCGATTGAACATATTCTTTCTCAAAGTCGAAACGCCCTGAATCGAAGTGTAAAACGGCTTTATCAGGTGGCGACTCTTTTGTAACTGCCACAATGTATGGATCATAGTAACAGCCTGTATTTTGAAAGATGATTTCTCGATACACCCACATCTGCAGCACATAATCAAAGGCTTGTACAAACGAAACCCAAGTATTATATTTCTCGCTCCAGTACCGTTTACGTAGCTCTTGAGTACTCTTTAAATCACTAAAAAATCCACGTTCATGATTGATGTTATCAACTTTAATTTTCCACTCTACTCCGAATAGTTCACCTGTATAGATGACTTCTTTTTCGCCTTGTAAAGCGAACATGCAAAACTCGTCATTTTTGATGGTCTCAATCATGTCATCTGCTTTTTCATAATCCTTGTATTTCCCACCGCGGCTGCCGTAAATGCTGTCGTGGTTCAGTTCTAGAAATTCAGTAAATGCCACATCACTTTCAAAGGCTGAATGAAGATAAGAACCAACCATTAGTGCTGTAGAGGGAGGACGAGAAAACTCGCCCCTCACCTCTGCAAATGTTCTAGCTTCACACTCCATAGCGCTTTTAAATTGAGATACTGACATGTAGTGCTGGTTCGCCTCATTCGAGTGGTAATTCTGACTGTTCAACTGGAATGTCGTTTGGTGCATCTGATTTCACCTCTGTTTTCGAATCTGCTTGTGCTTGGAAATCAGCACCTAAACCACTTGATTGATTTTTTGCAATTTCTTTATCAAACCAATCCTCTACCTTACTCATGCCATCCTTTAAGCTGTTAAAAATGTTAATTAACTCAACATAGTCATATTCAGTAAAGGATTCGGCATTGTACCCAAACTTTGCTTCTATCATTTCTTGGGTTACACGATGTTGCTCTTTGAATGTTTTAAGCGCATTTCCGATACGATCTTTTAGAGGCCCTTTACTGTTTCCAGCTAGAGTGTTGTTACATTGACTGATTGCCTTGTCCACGATGTCTCCAGGAATGATGCCAAGGATACAAGTTCTCAATCTTCGAGCACCATCGTTAGCTACTTTTTCATAGATGTCTCGTGGATCATCCAATTTTTTTATTGTTCCTTTCGCTTTCATTGAGTGTTTAACCGTGAACACTTTCTCTTGACGGACATTGGTTTCTAGGTCCCAGCAATAAGCCTTTGCAACTGATTCACCATCGCGTTGTTCAAGCTCCTGAATACCAAACGATAAATTGCCCCAGTTTTGAGCTAAGACTTCAGCTAAACGGATTGATGGTCCTGTAACTCTTTGTCCTCCACGAGGATATTGATACATAGCCACCTGCGCTAATGCTGGACGTTGGCATGAATCGATAATTCGTTGTTCAGCTTGAAACGTGTTTCGTGGGAATTGCTTAGCCATAAATATCTGCCCTTTTACTTCCTCCATTTCACGAGACGCACTAGCTTGAGCTAGCGCACCTCCTGTATTTTGGAATGAAGGTTGTCCCATTTGAGGATTATTGAACTGTTCTGCTAAGTTACTCATTGAAATTCCTCCTGTAGTGCGCTATAATTGCGCTAAATATTTGATTTGTAAGCCACTCTGCCAAGTGGTTTATTTTTTTGTGCAAAATACCGCATTGTAATGTTCCTCAAGGTACGTATGAATGTTATCCATGTGAACGATATCGCCGTTTTGAAACTCCATGTAATCATCATTGAAAACTATTAAACTGCCATAAATATCACGAAAATCTCTTTTCATTTCTACATAACGGAATGTTGGTACATTATTTATTGGCTCAATTGTTCCTAACACCATTGGATTTTCGACTTCCATAAGTTGTCTCACGCTATTGCCTCCTTTTGTTTTCGTAACACATCTGCATAAGATGCTGTGACAAAGCTTGTGTAACGTACATTGTCCTCTACAGCTACTAAAGTAAGGATGATTCCTGAGAACTCACTGATAATGTCGTAGTCAGCAAATCGTTCCTCAAATACTTCGGTTTCTAACCTAACCTCACGCATTTTTGGCTTGAACTGGGCAATACTCATGATCTCTCACCTTCTTTCTGATGGATAACCACCAATCTACTTACAAAACTGTCGTCGCAACTGGGGCCTATCGGCTGTCGCTCGCAAATGGTCATGGCGTACTGTGCTAGGTTTTATAAATAGATTGCTAATCCCATCAAGCAACTCACAGTGGCAAAGCGTAACCGTAGGGAGACGGTGCTGTAAGCTGCTTGACGAGGGCGAGATAACTCTCGCAAACGTCAAAACTTGTGGTATAATAGATTTGTATATGTTGTCTCGCTGTTTAATCCCGCAAAGATTAAGCAGCTTTTTTATTGCCAACATGTGATGATAATTGGCACTCCGATAATAAGCATCGTAATAACTGCACCAATACAAAACTTCCTGTGTGATTCTGGTACATCGTCATCTGGTAAGTAAAAATAGTTATCAAGCCATTTCCACATCCTTCTTCACCACCTTAACTAGTACTCCACGCTTATTTAAAACTTCTGCTGTTATCCATAACCGTTTGCGCTCATGTAGCGTTTCTAGTTGATCCAGTGAATTATGTAGGTCACGCTCTAGTTGTTTTGCTATGTTGATACGACCTGCTTTAACGTGTAGTTTGATTACATCTGTTAGATCATCAATGCAAGTTAGTTCTCTATTAATCTGGTGATTCAGTTTTTCTAAAGCATCCAATTGAATAATCCTCCTATAAACATTGGCACCATCGGCATTATTTGTGTTACTGCATTCACAGTGTCCATACCAAATAGCATTGCTGCAGCTGGTATCTCCGAGTTAGTTATGTTAATCCACTTTAAAAATGTCGATAAGTCTAATACCTTCCTACCACTTTCATATTTGCTTACACATGATTGAGTTATATTTAATTCTTCCGCAATATCCTCTTGAGTCATCTTGGCTTTCTTGCGAAAGAGTTTTAGCATTTTTCCGTGTTCAAGTGCATCGAACATAAAAAGTTCCTCCCGAATATTCCGAATCAGAATAAATTCCATTGTGGAATACAAATTTCTCCCAAGTTAACTTAATATAGTGATAAGAGGTTGTTTGCCCCAACCTCTTATAATTTCTACTAGATTGGTAGTTTGATTGAGGCCATTTGCCCTGGCCTCTCCTATTTTCCGTACATCTGCCCGATGTATTTTTTAATACCATTCATTCAATATTTCTTTAAGTGCTTCAACGCTTCCGTCATACATCCAGACACGTAATCCTTTACCGCGTCTACGTTCAAAAACTTTCATGCGTGGATCTTTTAAAATGTGTTTATCAAGGTACTCTTTTTTAATACCTGTGGACCAAGATATTTCTTCGATGGTCCACGATATTTTCTTGGCCCTAGAATAATCTTCGAGTTTTCTATCTAATTCTGCCGATACTTTTTCTGGTGTGATTCCGGATAGCTCTAAAATATTTTGAATTAACGCGCTTTCAGCTTGAGCAAGCATCGAAATCCTCCTTTCTTGTAATGGATAGATTTATTTAACTAATTTCAGTTGCGTTTGTTTGTTATAACTTTCAATTTCGATTTCCAATGATGTACTTGGTCGCCATTTAGATATGAAATAAACAGCATCGTCAAATTTTGTTTTAGGTAATTCGCTGTAACGTGGTAGTTGGAAATGACGTTTAAAGTCACGCCATAACTCTGCAAAGGCTTTTCGACCTACTGCGTTGTAAGCGGATGAATCGTAACCACCTAGTACTTCAAAAACTTTTGCTTTTCCTTGCGAATTAAGAGCGAACTCTTGAGTGCCATCGATCCGCATGTGATCCTTTAGATATTCGACATCACCTTTTATAGATTTAATTTCTTGATAATTTTTTAGTGATGTTTGTAATGCTAATTCAACTGGATCACTTGGCATTTGACGCTGGATATGTTGTTCCATTTCGTTGAATGCTTGGATGTATGCAAGTTTAAATTGAATAGCTTTTTGTCCAGTGAAACCCATCGCTAGTAGAGTAAAGCCGTCTCGATTCATGTAATACATGCGATATTGTTGTTTGTTTTGTGGGTGTTCATAAGTCCCTTCTTGGAAGTATTTTTGGGCTTCCTCAATTTTGAGGAGACCCTCAATTTCGCGTAAAACATTGTCATGACGCTTTTCGAATGATTCAGCAACCTGTAAAGATGTAGTTACTGCTTGTCTGTTTTGAATGATTACTAATTGATTCATGATTAAACCTCCTATGTTTTAAAATTTTCCAATCTGCTAAACTATTGGTAGATTGGAGGTGAGATATATGAAAAAAGTATTTGCTAATTTACTTGGCGAATGGATAGACATTACTGAAGACGGCACTCTTCATAATCGAAAACCATTAACATATGTCGATGAAGAAATTCACGAAATGTTTAAATATGATTACATTAATGTCGGATATAATGGTAAAAATTACCGAATCCATCCATCACTAATTCAAGTCGTCACTGAGTAATTCTAATTGAAGATTTTTCTTAATTGAGTCACCAGCCTTAAAAGTAATTGTGTTGATTTGAGAGCGAAATTCTCTATCAACACATACTTTTAGTTTCTCCCAATCGCAATAGCGAATATTTGAAAGTGCCATCAATAATTCTTGGAACTGATTTTCGTCCATGCCAATTCCTCCTTTTGTTTTATATACAGATTTGTAATTAGAAATAAGAAAATGTTAACTAACCATCTTATTGTCTAGCTCTAAATTCTTAGTTTCTAAGAATTTTTGTTTAAAAAAATATCCAGGGTCTACATTTAATCCGTTACAAATTAATTCATATTCATCTACGTTTAAAGGAGCATCTCCGTTAATAAGACGATAAAACCTTTTAGACTTAATACCTGATTTATCTGCAACAAAATTCAACTTCAAACCTTTTGATTCAATATACTGTTTTATTCTTTCATGCATTTTCATTCTATCACCTCCATTTTTCTTAGAATTTAAGAAGTTCTTAAATACATATTAATTCCTAACTTCTAAGAAGTCAACAAAAAATTCTATATTTCTAAGAAAAATATTCTTTAATCTTAAGAAGATGTTATTTTATTCTTAGCTATTCTTAATTAAAAGTAGGTGATTTAATGACAACTTTAGGAGAACGTCTACGTATAGCAAGAGAACGTATGGGCTTAAAACAAACGCAAGTTAAAGATAGAACAAACGTCAACAATAAAACGCTAAGTGGTTATGAAAATAATGTAAGTGACCCTGATACTAACACTTTAGTTACCCTAGCAGATTTATATGGTGTTTCTTATGAATGGTTATTAACGGGCACTGGTGAAATGACAAAGAAGGAAAAACCTATATCTAGTTTAACTGAAAAAGATGAACGCGATATTGGTAAAAGAATGGCTAAGATTAGAAATGATTTAATAGAAGGAATTAGTGATCACGATAACACTTCTCTAAGTTTCATGGGGGAACCAATGTCAGAAGAAGCAATTGAGTCACTTTTAGAAGCCCTGGAACATGCCGAAAGGCTCGCCACACTTGCCAATAAAAAATATATCCCTAAAAAGTATAGAAAAGATTAGCCATTAAGGGGTGACAAGAATGTGGATTAAAAACATTGTCCAAGACTTGATTAATAAATATGAAACAAATGATTTTGCTGAAATCGCTAAACAAATGAATATTCATGTTATTGAACATGATTTAAATGAAGAAATATATGGGTTTTATCGTTACATTAGAAGAAATAAATTCATTTTTATAAATTCAAATCTTACTGAACACAAAAAGATATTTACACGTGTTCATGAACTTGGACACGTGGTATTACATCCAGATGTAAACACCCCATTTATGAGAAGTAATACTTACTTTTCTATTGATAAAATAGAACATCAAGCGAATCGTTTTGCAATTGAATTTTTATTACCTGATGAACTTGTACAAGAATACCTTTTAGAAAAAATGACAATATATGAAATAGCTACCTTACATCAAATCCCAGTTGAGCTGGTGAAATTGAAATTTAAGGGGCTATTTTAATACCTAAAAAAAGAACATACATTCTTTTTTGAAAGGTGGTGGTTTTAGATCCCCATTAGCCGTACATCTGCCCGATTAAGGATGAGGGATAAAAATGTCGAAAAAACCGAAGGTAAATAAATGTCATCGTGACAAAGAATTGTTTTGGTATATGGACCACGAAGGAAATAAAAGATGGTTATACAGACATCGTTATTATGATGTACTTGGTAAACGTCGCGAGAAAAAGCAACAAGGGTTCACAAGTGAATCTGCTGCATATCGTGCATTGTGTGAAGTAAGAGCAAAACTTGTAACTGGAAATAATATAGAAGTAGAAAACGAGAATATGAAAGTTTCGGAATGGTTAGATATATGGTACGAATCAAACAAAAACTCTTGGCGTGATAATACAGTAAGACAACGCCAAAATATGATTCGAGATCAATTCAAACCACTACTAGGTAAATATAAACTTGCTTCATTAGATAAGGAAACATACAAACGAGAGTTTATTCAAAAACTTGAAAAGCAGGGTTATAAAGCTTCTACTATTCGCCTTTTCCATCGAGTATTTAAAGTAGCAATTAATGCAGCAGTGGATAATGAGTTTTTGCCACGAAATCGTTTTACAAAAGTCATTATAAAAGACGATGATTCTAATGATGATGTATTTGTTTTAACAAAAACAGAATTACAAAAAGTTCTAAATTATGCTCTAGAGAATGAAACAATAACAATTAGTACATTATTTCATTTCTTAGCCTACTCTGGATGTCGTCGTGGCGAGGCGTTTGGTTTGCAGTGGAAAGATATTGATTTTGTAAATAATCGCATTACTTTCGAGAGACAACGAACAAAAAGCAAGGTTGGTCCACTAAAAACAAAGAACAGTTACCGTACTATTGATATGGAACCAACTATAATGCAAATGCTTAAAAAATATCAAAGCTGGTGTAAACAACTTTTCCTATATAACGGACAGAAATTAAAAGAAGATGATTTTGTGTTTATTTCTTATCAAACGAAAGAGCCGTTTGCTGATAATAGTTTACATTATGCTTTTCATCGAGTAAAAGAAAGAACAGGAATAACTTCTCCATTTACACCCCATGTGTTTAGACATACTCATGCTACCCTATTATTACTTTCGGCTAAAGTCGATGTAACTGTAGTAGCCGACCGATTAGGGAATACACCAAAAGTAGTTTGGGAAACGTATGCGCATGTACTTGAAGAAGCTAAATTAGAAGTGGTCGAAATCTTCAGTAAGGCTCTAAAAATTTAG